TTTGATACAAAAGAGAAATTTGATAGTATAGCCGGGGATATAAAGAAAAATACAAAGGGAATAGACAAGGTATTTGATAATACATTAAATCCACTAAAGGCAGTTTTTACTGGTGTAATACAACTGACCAATTCCTTTTTGGCAGTTTCTGTAAAGGAAGATGAATTAAACGAGGCAAAGACCCAGTTAGCCAAAGAACAATCTGCCGATAATGTTCCTCCGCTTCCACCTTTACCAAAAGCCGATGTCCCACAAACGCCACCAACATCCGATCCATTTCCTAAGACCCCGCCAGTTCAAAAATTCAATACTGGTGGTGTTATTCGTGGTTATAATGAAGGCGGAAGAATTAACCCAAGAACACCTATAACTCGCGGGGTCGAAACACAAAGAAGAGAAGTACCCAAACCAAAGCCGATCATTCAACCACAAAAAACGGCCCCAGGTAAGGACGTTGGTGGCGATAAAAAGATTAAGCAGTTATATGATCAAACAAGCGGTGGAATTGCCGATTTTATTCCACTTCCTTCTTTCTTCAGGTCTGATAAAAAGAGTGGTTTTGCTGCCCTGATGGGTGCATCTGAGGAATATAAAAAGCCAATGACCAATGATATTCTTGGCATTGGCAATATGATGGGCGCATCTGTTGATTCTGCCTTGGGCCAGAAAATAGAAAAGAAATCTTATACTCAGTTTGCAGATGGTATTAAGTATTTGGTTAATTATGGCCGAACCGAACCAGAAGAGTTTGCAAAACTTGATCTTGAGGATATGGTAAGAAAGATTGTTGAGCCAAGAGTAAACATGGCAATCAATCGAATTCAAGAAGAGATTAATAAAAAGTCAGCGGTTGAGATTACACCTGGTCCCGGTGAAGGGGGTGGAGGTCTAGGAGGTGGAGCCGTAAGCGGAAATGAATATGAAAGAGCCTTTTTGGACTTATTGGCTCATGCCGAGGGGACTACTGGAAGTTATGGAACACTTTTCGGTGGCGCTGTAAATTCTGATCTTGCGGCAGGTAATTTGACTGTACAAGAAGTAATAAATTTTTCAAATAGTAGTGTAGGTGGTACTGGCGTATTAGGAAGGTATCAATTCATGGCCACTACTTTACAGGGATTGGTTAGAAATGGGGTTTTAAGTTTGAATGAAAAATTTACACCCGAAAAGCAAGATCAGGCGGCAATAGCCCTGGCCCGTGGCCGTGGAGTAGACCCATCCAAACCATTAACTGTTCAGGATATGTATCGTTTAGGGGGGGAATGGGCCTCTATAGAAGGTGGACGACATATGAGAAAAGGTGGTTCTTATTCTTATGGAAAAGACGGGAGGTCACAAGTTAAATATACTGCTGAGAAAGCTCTTAAAAAATATAATGAATTACTTGAACAAGTTAGAACTGTATCACCCTCTTCTTTTGGATCTGGAAATTTTCTTGGTAATTTACAAAAACCTTTACCTGGAATAACATTAGAGGGGCAAAGATATGGCGCAGGAAGAGGAGGTAGACAACATGCTGGAAGAGATTATGATTTGCCGACTGATGGAGTTTTTTATTCTAGAATCGGTGGTAAGGTGGTAAAAATAGAAAAAGAATTAGATAATAGGGGTAGAAGAGTTGGATATGGTTTATATGTTGATATTTACAACAAAGATCTCAATAGAACCGAAAGAATAGCCGAAGGTACTAAATTATTAGCTGGAATTGAAATGGGAAAAATGGTTTCCCCTGGCCAACCTGTTGTTCAGGGCACACATCAAACTGGGGTAATACACTATGAAATTAGAAGAAACAGTGGTTATTATTTTCAAGGAACAGAAGATCCGGATAAATTTTTGAATTCACTAATATATAAAAACTATGTTAGAAATTTTAACAATATTGCTAATCAACAACCCCGAACTCCAAGACAACCTCCATCTCAAAGTCAACAGGCTCCTCAAACACCATCTAGCCCGCCACTACCAAGAACATTAACTCAAAAAGAAATTAGCGAATATGTTGAAAAACTAAAAAAAATGAAACCAGGGAGTGGAGAATCCCTGAGAATCCCTGGAGTTGGCACTACTGTTAGAGGAAGATCTTGGTCAGGTAGAGCAGAGGACAAATATTTCCATCCTGATGGGAGACCAATGAGTCAAAAAGAATTTGCTGATAAACTCAACAAGTTAATTAGATCGGCTAGTCCTTTATCAGGAAGTCTTTCCTCTAAAGCATTAAGTGCGCCCGAAAAATATGCTTCTCACGATCAGCCAGATTCACAAAAATATATTCTACCAGTTATAGTAAATAACCAAATTCCGGTTCCGGTTCCTGTTTCATCTGGTCCTGTTGCATTCGTTAATCCTAGAATAAGTAATCCAATACCAATAGCATAATGTCAAATTTAGCAGCCCTCGGCGGAAAAGGCCAACTAAAAGAACTCCGTTTAATCTCTAACTATTCAGGAGATCTTAATCTCACTGATGGTTTTATTGAGATGATTCTTTATGAGAGTGTTCTTGATTACTCAACCAGGGCAACACTTTCTTTTGTGGACACCGGTTACAGACCAAACAAATCAGGAACCGCCGCAATGGAATCTGGCGACATTAATCTTGTTTCCGGTGAACAATTTGAATTTAAGGCAACTGATGGATATGATCAAGTACTAGAATGCAAAAATAATTACCGAATGATTACTGATGCAATTCATTCAGTAGACGAGCAAGTAAACAAAACAATAATTTCTCTTTCTTTTGCATCACAAGAGCACATAACAAACGATTTTGTAAAAAACAGACTAACAAAAAGATACGAAGGAAAAATATCCGATTCGGTTTCAAGAATCTTAAAAGAGTTTACAACCAAACCAACAGATATTGATCAGACCCTAAACGAATTTGTCTTTAATGGCGATAATGAAAAACCATTTTATAGAATCCCCTGGCTTGCCAAAAAATCAGTGCCGGATGTACCAAATGCAAAAGAAAACCTGGCCGGTTATTTCTTTTATGAGACCTTTTATGATGGGACTTTTGGTGGTTATCACTTCAAGTCTATTGATAAACTCTGGACAAATCCCCCAAAAAGAAAGTTAATTTATAATGATCTAGTAACAACGCCACCTGGATATACTGGAAAGATACTTGCTTATTCGTTTGACAATTCTTTGAGTCTAAGTAAAATGGCCAAGTCTGGTGTATTTTCTACCCAGCAATTAAAAACATTTGACTTTATAACAAACGTAAGAACAGTAACCGATAAATCAGATGTTGATCGTTTAAGTACCAATTATACTGGCGGCCTAGAACCACCTAAAATTGCATCACACCTAGATTTCTGGAATACACAAACAAGAATCAGCGAATCAATTGTTGATCGTGGGGTTCTTCCTCCTGGAACAAATTTGGAACAACAACTTAAGTCTTTAGATCGACTCAATTTTAATGAAGAAGAGATTTTAAGACAGTCTTGTGCTAGGTATAATAACTTATTCACCGTAAAACTTTCTGTTACTATTGCCGGGGACTTTGGAATTCATGCAGGAGACATTATTGAATGCGATTTTCCTGAGGTTTCATCCAAGGCAAATAAAATTGTCAGCAATAAAAAGAGTGGTAGATACATGGTGATTGATGTTGCTCATCGAATTCATGCAAATGGTTATTATACGACCCTAAATATGTCAAGGGAAACGATTTATAAAAAATGACGTTACAAGAGCATATACAAAATAATGAGAAAGAACTTGCTGATCCACTGGTTAGTTCTCAACGCAGAAGGCACCTTTCTTCTGAACTAGTTGATCTTTTGAAATACCAATCAGAGAATCCAACAGTTTCTAAAGACCCAACGGCCCTAGAACTCTTTTGTTATTTCAATCCTTCAGAGCTTGAGTGTAAAATCTTCAATCTATGAGTGACTTTTTTGATCCACAAACTGGAGGCCTAAATCAACTTTATGGATTTATTGGTCAGATTGCCGATGATTCTTCGTGGATTAATAACACCGCCAATAAAAATTTTGAACATAAACTCCATTTAACAAACGATATTGCCGGGGCCTCAAGAAGAGTCAAGGTCCAGATTATTGGAAAACATGTAGAAGTAAAAAATATTTCGGATGAACAACTCCCAATGGCCGAGGTTCTTCTTCCGACAACCGCCGGATCAGGTCATGGAGGAAGTCATCAGACCCCAAACCTTAAACAGGGAATGTACGTTTTTGGGTTCTTTAAAGATGGCAAACAGGGAACCCAACCAGTCATAATTGGTGTTCTCCCTAATGATCCGAGGGTTCCTCTTTTTGGGGGAAATCCATCCCAAAACTTTGTCGCCAGAAGTGGTTTTAAAGGAGTCGGTCGATCAATCCCGGTTTCTACATCTTACATAAGACTAGAGGGACCAGCATCTCCAACAGAAGCAGAAGGAGGTTCTGTTTCCCCAAATCAGGCAGTACTTTCTTATGATGATCAAAATAAAAAAGGCAAAAAACCATTATACGTCCCGAAGACTGTGAACTGTGAGGGGCCATCGGGAGAATTAAAGGGCATTCAAAAACAATTACAGTCCTTTTTATTTGAGGTAAAAAGAGCCAAAAGAGCCTCTCAGCAATTCATCGGGGCCGCATCTAACTTAAACTCTAATATAAACAACATAATAAATCAATATTCTGGTTTTATTGCCAATTTATTTAAATCTTTACTGTCAAAGGCCAGAGGATTTGTAATAAACGAATTGAATAAACAATTAACCAAATTATATGAGCAGGTTCCTCCAAATTTAAGATCTAATCTGGCCAAGGTAAACGAGGGAGTAACGAATACAATTCAATGCGTTTTTAATAAAATAATTTCTCAATTATTAAAAATCGTCAAGGACTTATTGCAACAGGCAATCGAGAAATATGTTAATGCTCCTTTATGTGCGGCAGAAAGTTTTATCACGAGCATAATTTCTACTTTTCTTGGTGATCTTACTTCTGGTATCGGTGAGGCCTTGGGTGCTATTTCTGGGGTATTATTAAATGTTTCTCAGACTCTTTTCAGGGCATTTGATGTCTTGATTGGGGTTCTTGAATTTTTAACCTGTCAGCCAGATCTTGATTGTCAAATTTTAGATGAATGGTCTTTTTGGGATGGCTCAAATCTTTCAACCAGTAACCTAAAAACAAGATCAGGAATTACTTCTTCATTAATTGGATTTGTCAATTCCCAGAATACATCTGGTGAATTAATTCCTGGATGTAGTTCGGCCCAACTACCATGTGGTCCACCTAAACTAACAGTTCTAGGTGAAGGCCAAGAATTTGCCCAGGGAAATCTTATTATTGGATTGTCTGGGCGTATTATGGGTGTTGATCTTATAACAGGTGGAAGATATTCTGGTGAAACCCCAATACAGGTAAAAATTGTTGATGAATGTGGTCTAGGTAATGGGGCCACTGGCGTTGCAATAACCGAAAAAAATAAAAAGAAAACTGGTATTGGAACAACGGCCCTAGAAGACGATGATACTCTAGGTGTAAAAGACATCGTTTTTATAGATCCAGGAGCCGGATATTTGGGTTCACCAGATGGCTCAACAGGAGGAGACGGAACACTTTTCTCTAAACCAGACGAGACAATTATAGGGACAGACGTATTCCGGCCAGGAGTTTCTGTTCCGGTTACTCCAGGCCAAGAAGTTTTTCTACCACCAAATACAATAGTAGAAATTGTAAATGAGAATCAGGAAGTGGTTGATATTTTAAACGGAGAAGGTCAAACAACTCCTATACCAATTACTACTCCTGGAACAATTATAACACCAGAACCAAACATTCCTGATTCTGTAATTACCCCTTCTTATGATGTTTTTGTATGTATTGAGGATCTTGCAATTATTAGTGAAGGATTTAATTATTCGCCTAATGATCAAATCATTATAACCCCGGATAATGGGGCCAAATTTGAGCCGATTTTAGACAAGTTTGGATCCATAAAAGAAGTCAGGATAATAGCCAAGGGCTGTGGTTTTACTGATGTTCCTCGCATAACCGTCAGATCAGAAACCGGAATAAATGCCAATCTTGTCCCCGTCTTCTCCTTTACCCGCATAAATAGGGCAGAAGAAGAGGATACCTCTGGACTTCAGGTTGTTAATGTTGTTGACTGTGTTGGGGCCATAAATCGTGAATTTGTCAGATAACAATAACTCTAGGCCGACCGGACCTAAAACTAATCCAGAAACCATTTCATATGGAAATAAAGATGGTCGAATTAAATTCGGTCATCTACACATGGAAAATGATAATCTGGATTCATGTGTAACGTCTGGTGTTTATTTAAATGCCTATGATTCAAGGCATTATATGTCCTTCGATATTGATGGCCATAGAAAGGGCTGGACCTTAAATAGTTGTCCGGGCTCTTATCAAATTCTTTGTGGCGAGGATACTAAAAAAGGCGATTTTGGATTTTTTCTTCTTGCCGAAAACGGAGACATTATAATAAGAGCCCCAAATGGAAGAGTAAGAATTTCTGGTCTTGATGTTGACATAAGAGCCGATGGCCCAGATAACACCAGAGGATCAGTTAATATTGATTCCAATCAAAGTGTAAACATCAATACCGGGACATTTGATATAAAGGCCTCAGTCGGGGCCAAAATTTTTACCTCGGCAACCCTAAGTCTTATTGGCAACACATCAATGAAAATTGTCAGTAATTTTGTCGAAGGTCTCAGTGCCGCAACAAGTACTAGACCTAGCAAAACTTCTCCAGATTCCATTTCTCAATTCAATCGATTTTCTAGTTACTAATGGCCTTTCAATACGATGATTTATCCATATCTCATCAATTTATAGTTGGTGAGGGATTCCCCTCTTTTCTTGGTCTCGGGGCCGGAAAGATAAGGGGCTCTGCATATATCGAGGGTCCGGTTGTTATGGGTGAATCTGCCGCATTTCCAAACGTGGCCGCAACCCTCATGGTCGGACCCAATCAAAACGTTGATTCAACATCTCCAAATACTCCAGGAGCCCTATGTGGAGTAAATTTTTCTCCTTATTCGTTGGCGGTTTATGGTGATGCGGTTGTTTTTGATAACATTAGCATAAACAAAGACACCTATTCTGGCGGGGATATTATTGCCCAGGGAAATGTTGTTTCTCAATGTGGTGGCCATGTTCTTTCTGCAAAGAAGAATTTCGATATTCCTCACCCATCCAAAGAAGGCTGGAGACTAAGGCACACATGCACAGAGGCTCCTTATAACGATGTTTATATTAGAGGAAAATTAAAAAATTCTTCCGAGATTATTCTACCAGAATACTGGAAGGATTTTGTTGACATTTCTTCTATAACCGTTTCAATCACCCCAATTGGAGCCCATCAGGACATTATTGTAAAGGCCATAACAGAAAATAAAGTGCTATTACAATCAAAAGGCCCTATTCCAATTAATTGTTTTTATCACATTTTTGCAGAAAGAAAAGACGGAGAAAAACTAATTCCAGAATATCAAGGAGAAAGTCCTTCTGATTATCCAGGAAATAGTAACGAATATTCAGTTGTTGGCTTTAATTATGACAGGAGAGACTAATGGAAGAAGATCTTAGAACAAACGTAGAAAAAACTACTCTTATTAATCAACCACCAGAAGGTCCAAATTGTGACGACGAAACTCCGACTGGCCGGAAATCGACTAGGTTTGATTATGTTGTCAAGACAATAAATAATGACGGGAGATTTTATAAAGATTGTGAACCCTGGTTGTATGGAAACATGCAAGTTGATAATCTTCAGATAAACGGAACCGCAACTGGAGATTTTCAAGGAACAATCAATGTTCAGTCATGGAAAGGGTTTGATATCAAACATCCGACCAGACCAAACCACAGACTACGGCACATTTGCCTTGAGGGACCCGAGGCCGGGATCTATATAAGGGGAAGACTAACCGAAAGCACGGTCATTGAGCTTCCAGAATATTGGAAGGGTCTTATAGATCCAGAATCAATTACTGTTCATCTAACTCCAATTGGATATTCACAAGATCTTATTGTAGAAAAGATCGAATGGGGGCGGATAATAGTGATTAAATCAAATAGTGGTAATACTATTGATTGTTTTTATGAGGTAAAGGCCTCAAGGATTGATGGGGAACCATTAATTGTTGAATACGAAGGGGAAACCCCCAAAGATTATCCGGGTGATTTTAGTCAATTTTCAATTTCGGGGTACGATTACTAATGTTTATGACACGAGAAACTCATGATGAGTTATTTAAATTACAAGAAGACATGGCCGAGTATTTTACTTCAGAGTATTTTCCTGTTTCTGGGGAAGCCTACTGGACAATTGTTGAAAGTATTGCCACGGCAAAACTAGCCGAGCTAAAAGGAGAACTGGCCAGTTCATAAACTGTCCATTCATAAGACTTTTTGATAAAAATGGGTGTATTATAATAAGGCCAATAAATGGAGAACAAAATGCGCGGCTTTATTAACAAAGATCAAATTCTAGAATCTTATCGTCAAAAAACTCATCTTGATAAGTTTGAGGCGATTACCGAAGTAATCAACGAGACTTTCCCAGAAGATACTGCGGAGATGCCTTATTCGGATTATTATCACACGATCTATACTGTTTGGAGTATTATCGAGAATGCGTCCTGAAACTAGACAGGCAATGGAAGATCTCTTTTATGCCCGAAGAAATCTTCCAGATTGTGCCAAATCATGCAATCTCACGAACAAGGAAATGAAAATCATTTTCAACGAATATTGCCGGTTAAACCTGGCAAATTACACTCCAGAAATAAATAGTTAAAATGTGGACCGGCTCAATGGGATATAAATTGTCAAGTGGTTATAGATGGTATCAGGTCCCCAATGAGCCAAAAATGTTGGCCAAGGTCTATTATATTGAAGGAATTCCTTATGAATTTGATGAAGTAACTCAGATTCAAAAAGATAATCCAGAAATTATTTCCGAGGCCGACCGAAATAAGGCACTTCATGCGGATGATGTATTTAAGAAATCTGATTACCTTATTGCCGAGATGATTCATCCTCTTCTTTTTGAAGTAGAGGTAGAAAATCCTGAGGAATTACCAAACGATTACGCTGCCTAATTAACTAAATATACTTAAGAAAGTATATTTGGTCAAATAATGGCTCTTAGTCGGTTATCAAATTTCCTCAGGTCTTCACGCGGGAAGATTTTACACGTTAATCCTGAGAATCTAGATGCATCTGATTCTATAATTAACTCAGGTGACACTCCATTTACGCCATTTAAAACACTAAACAGGGCCTTAATTGAAGCGTCCAGGTATTCTTATCAGGTAGGATTAAATAATGACCGCTTCAATTTCTGCACAATCCTTCTTTATTCTGGAACCCATTATGTAGATAATCGTCCTGGACTTGTTATCGAAGACGACGGGACTTCTTATGTAAGAAATGGAGCCCAGACGTCATTAACCCAGTTTGACCTAACAACAGTAATGGATCTATCAGATCCAGAGAATAAGCTATATCTTCTAAACTCGGTTTATGGTGGTCTTATTGTTCCTCGTGGTACATCGATTATTGCTAATGACTTAAGAAAAACAGAAGTCATTCCTCTTTATGTTCCAGATTCAAGAAACGCGAATATCGAAAGATCCGCTATTTTCAGAACCACCGGGGCATCATTTTTCTATGGTTTTACAGTAACCGACGCAGATCCAACCGGCTTCTGTTATAAAAACTATAATAAACAAAAATTCGTTCCAAATTTCTCTCACCATAAACTAACCGCATTTGAGTATGTTGATGGCGTAAATCCAGTAGAAATTAATGATACTTTCCTAGACGTTAATACGACCAGAACAGATCTCCAGCAATATTACGAAAAGATTTCTCTTGTCTATGGAGCAAGTTCAGGCAAAGAAATTGATTCGGTAAGTTATATTGGCGGGGTATCTGTTGACATACAGCCGGTTATTGATGAATATCGAATTGTTGGTCCTAGGGGTGAACAAGTCGGGATCAGTAGCATTCGCTCTGGTAATGGGGTAACACCAACCGAAGTCATCACAGTAACTTTAGATAGTCCGGTTAAAGGAATTTCTGTTGATACTGCGATCCAAGTATCTGGAGTCTTTGAAGGTTTTGACGGTCAATTTGTTGTTTCTGCAATTCCTTCTGAAAATCAGATCCAATATAAAACCTCAGAGGTTCCCGTTGTTGCTCTTCCTTCCGTTTTCGGCGCAACCCTGAATATCATTTCAGATACAACCGCGTCTTCTTCTCCTTATGTAAACAAGGTTTCACTAAAATCCTCTCTTGGTCTGTGTGGTCTTCATGCAGATGGTAGTAAAGTAGAAGGATTCAAGAGCTTCGTTGTTGCAGAATTTACGGCAATCAGTCTACAGAAAGACAATGATGCTTTTGTAATTTATGATGAAACTTCTGGCACTTATGTTGATTCTACTGTGGTTCCGGATCTTTATAAAAATACAAGGGCCAGATATAAACCAGAATTTGAAAACTATCATGTTAAACTTTCTAACGATGCCTTTGCCCAGCTAGTATCAGTATTTTCAATTGGTTATGCTGCCCAGATTATTGCAGAAAGTGGCGGTGACTATTCAATAACCAATTCAAACTCTAATTTTGGCGCAAAGTCCTTTATTGCTTCTGGCTTTAAATCGGATGCCTTTGATCAGGACGACCATGGTTTTATTGTTGGTATTGTTCCACCAGAAAATATTTTAAACTCTACAATAAACGTCGAATTCCCCCAGATAGACGTTGGTGTGACAACAACTGCCGCAGCCGGTGCCGCAACTACAACGAGACTTTATCTTTATAATGAAAAGAGCCTAGAAAATCCACCGAAACATTTTATTAATGGTTATAAAATTGGTGCCAAAATTGATGAAAAACTGTTTATCAATTATCCATCAAACGTTTCCTCTAATGTTGTAATTCCTGGAACCACCTCATCATACGAAAAAACATCAACTGTTCAGAGACAAAACAATAATACCCAAAATTCTATTACAAATGGGGTTATTTCTCTGACTAGTGCCCATGCTTTTTCGGCTGGTGAGAAAGTCAGGGTCTTCTCTAATAATGCCCATTTACCCGATGGGATTGGTCCAAATACGATTTACTTTGTTATTGACTCAACAATCGATAATACCCTGACTTCTAGTCAAATAAAACTCGCCGCAACATTTAATAATTCTTTAAATAATGTTGCTATTCTTCCTAACAGAAAAGGCGGGATCCTTGAGATTTCAAGTAAGGTTTATGATAAGATCCCAAATGAGCCAGGGCATCCCATCCAGTGGGATAGTAATCTAAACAACTGGTATGTCACGGTAAATTCTGTTGACAATGGAATTTATTCTACAATACGAAATACAAATCGAATTGTAACCGGAAAAACCTACATCACAAGAACCCCGGACAATAGAACCGAAGATGATAAAATCTATAAGCTGGTTTATTGTATCCCAAGAAATACAACCACTGCGGCCAGACCTCCGGTGGATGGTTTTGTTATTCAAGAAAGTGGAGATTCTTCCCTTTCTGGTTCTGAATTTTCTAGGTACTTTGGTGGGGTTGATTTAGATTCAGATACCGAACTAAGAAATCCGAAATTTATTTCTAACGCGGCATGGGCCTCTAATGAAGTCACTTTTACAACAGAACTTAATCATAAACTAAAAGTAAATGATCAAATCGAAATTAGTAATGTTCTGCCCGTTGCGTATAATGGTAACTACATTGTAACCAGAATTCCTTCTTCAAGAAGTTTCGTCGTTACCCTAACTTCTGATCCTGGGATCTTTGCAAATAATACAACAGTAAGAAATTCTTCACTGCCTTTTGTAAAGAGAAAGAACACCAACAACATCTTCAAAATTTATAAGTCTAAAGAACTTAAAAAATTCATTAGAAATAAACAGGATGGTCTTTATGAACTATATGTTCTGCACAGTTCAGTAAAACCAACCATTGCTCCTTTTACGGGTTATAGTTTTTCACAACCAGTTAAAAATCTATATCCAAGACTAGAAAGAGACAATTTTAATTCAGATCCACAACCCTCTCAGTGCTTTGCGGATCATAATCTAATCGGAAATGTTTTTGTTGATGACAACAAAAATTCAATTACAAGGGAATCCTTTAATAAACTATCCTCTGATTTTGCGCCCGGTATTGGAATCACGGCAATTGTGTCTAATCAGGCCGGAACTGCTCATACACTTTATACGACAACTGATCATGGTCTTTCGGCCATTACATCAGTTTCTGTTGTTGGGGCCGGGGTCTCTTATATCACCGGGACTTATTATGGAGTCGGGGTAACGACCACTTCAGGCGGAAATGCAGCCTCATTCAAGGTGGTTGTTGATGTTAATGGAGAGATTTCATCTGCCGATATAATGTCTGGTGGCAGTAATTATAAAGTAAACGACGTTTTAACAGTTTCTTCTGGTATTGCAACCACTACAGGTTTTTCTGCTGCAACTCTTTCTGTTACTGGAATTACAACTGATACCAAAAAATCTGTTTCACTTTATGGTTCTGATAATTATTCTGATACCTTCACAATACAATCAATTCCGTCTTCAAATAGAATAAATGTTACCTCCGAGGCTGCCGTTTCTGGGGCATCAACGATTATTGTAAGTGGCGATTATTTTGCAACAATTAATGGAAGAGTTCTCGATATTTCGTCTTTGACCTACAATAATGTCACCGGAATTTCTACTGTAACGACTACTGGTTCTCATGGTCTAAATGCCAATACAAAAGTAAGAATCGCCGGGTTTACCAGTAGTTTTTATAACAAAGATGTTGTTATAACATCGGTTAATTCTTTGACCCAGCTTGAGGTCTATTCTGGTGTTTCCACCACGTCTCTTTCGACGGCCGGTTCTGGTAAAATTATTCCCTTGGGTGTTCAGTCTATAATAGGCAACTCAAGAGCCTCTTATTATTACTCTGGGATTACAACCACTACTGGAACCATTCTTAATCAGGGCGACCCAGACTCTACCCTTTTTGACATCACAAATGCCGCGACAACTGGTCTGGTTCAGGGTGATTATATTGAGGTGAATGGAGAAGTACTAAGAATCAAGTCACCGATTACTACTGATTTAGTAGGCGTTTATAGGGCTCAATTTGGAACGGATCGAAAGACCCATCCCGTCAATTCGGTTGTCAAAAAAATAGAAGTGATTCCTGTAGAATTAAGAAGGACTTCTATTATTCGTTCATCTGGCGGGACCTTTGAATATGTCGGATTTGGTGCGGGTAATTACTCGACTTCTCTACCAGAAAATCAGGACAGAAATATCGAGGATGTTGAAAAACTTCTTTCCCAGGCAACCAAGTCTTCTGGTGGCGTCATTAATTATTCCGGTATGGATGAAAATGGCGATTTTTATTCTGGAAATAAAAAACTAGTTTCATCAACCGGTATTCAGAAAATTTATGACCTCCCGGCTCCTTCTGTTGCGGGTGAATCCGAATCCGAAGAACTGATTAACCTAATCGAGGCCGAACAACTTCTTGTTTCAGAATCATTAAGGGTTGATGGTGGAGAAAATAATGAAAATATCTCAGTATTCAACAGTCCTGTTGTATTGAATAATAAACTAATTTCTTATTCAGACGAGGGCCTTGAGGCAATATCCGTATCCCTAAAAGGCGATTCTGGTCTTTCTAGAAAATACACTGTTTCTGATGTCGTCCCGACTATTTCTGGTAATTATGGTGATGTTATTTTTAGGGCAACTCCTTCTGATGGTCAAAATATTGGCTGGGTATATACGACTAATGATACTTGGAGAACCTGGGGTTATGTTGGTGATCTAGGAACCCAGGTTGCATTATACTCTGGATCCGAAACCGGACCAAATACCCTTGAAGGTATCGTAGACAAGATTAAATTTGTCGGGGATCCTGATGGTTTTGGTATTGATGTTGATATTGATGTTGATGCAATTTCAGGATTTGCTACTGTTATTCTAAGAAATCCATTAGATTCAATTAATTTCGGAACTTCTCTAGGTAGAAATACTCCTACTTTTGGTTCTAGAAGTGTTGGTTCTAGAAACATTTATTATGAGTCCTTAAATGCGACAAACGTTGATTATGCTGTTGGTGTATCGACCAATACTTTATGGCATTCTGTCCCACAAAATACTAATGCGTTCTCATTCAAATGGTTTGGTGGTGAAACCGAGATCATGTCTCTTACTGGAGACGGGCAATTATCAATTGCTGGTGGAATTATTGCAACCATAGCTGGCGATGTTGAGGGTAATGCAACCACTGCAACCACGGCAACTAATCTTTCTAGATCAGTAATTGCCGGGGCTGGTCTAACTGGTGGTGGCCAATTGAATAATGATAGAACAATAAATGTTGTTGGTGCAACTGGTGGTGGTATCCAGGTAAATGAAGATTCTATTCAGGTTGATTCTACTGTTGTAAGAACTGTTGGGATCCAAACCATTAGTGGAAGCAAGACATTTAGTAATCCTATTATAGGAAACCTCACTGGGACGGCCACAACGGCAACCACTGCAACTAATCTTTCTAGAACAATAACTGCCGGAAATGGTCTAACTGGTGGTGGCCAATTGAATAATGATAGAACAATAAATGTTGTTGGTGCAACTGGTGGTGGTATCCAGGTAAATGAAGATTCTATTCAGGTTGATGACACGGTAGTGAGAAGAACTGGTGATCAGACCATTGGTGGGGTTAAAACCTTTACTAATAGTATAAATACCTCTAAAATATTTTCTTCAACTACTGATCTAGTCATAAATGGTCCGGTGAGGGTTTATGGTAATGATCCGTTTATTATTGCAAATGATCAAGATCCAGGACCTGGTGGACCAGCGGATCCCACCACAAAATGGTTGTTTAAGGTAACGGGTGGACTCGCGGGCGATCTTGAGTTTTACACTGCCAATAATTCTACCCCTCCTTGGGGCCTAAAATACACTTTTGATAATTCGGGTGAAGCAAAAGCTTTTAAATGGACCAATACATCTGATTATAGATTAAAAACTAACGTAACATTACTGGCTAATAGTAAAGAAAAAATAAAAAATCTTAACCCGGTCAGTTATGAATTTTCAACTAATCCAGGAAAAACATGTAACGGTTTTATTGCTCATGAACTTCAAGAAGTTATCCCTAATGCCGTATCTGGGGAGAAAGATGCGGTGGATGAAAATGGAAACCCAATTTATCAGTCAATATCCTCATCCGATATTGTGGCAGAATTAACTTCTGCATTAAAAGAAGTTATTATTGAAAATGAAGACATGAAAAATAGAATTTCCGATTTAGAAAATAAATTAGAAATTTGTTTAAAACTTTTAGAAAATAAAAATAACTAAATAATAAAGAAAGATCGGTGGAGAGTGAAACCGAATGGGCATAAATAAAAATTTTGTCGTAAAAAATGGCCTAGAAGTTGCTGACGACTTAATTTTTGCTGATGGTACTACTGAAAAAGTAGGTATTGGAACTACTTCACCGGAATATTCTTTAGATGTGCGGAGGGACGTTGCCTTAAGCGGCGAACTTTATGTCCCCACGGTAAATTCTAATCTTGGAACTTTTACAGGAACTCTATCGGCGGCGTTTCCTACTTTTGTAGTAGGTATAAATACTGCTCTATACCATGTTAACGATCTACTTGATGACGGGGCCTTTATTGGTCTACTACCAAATAACACAAGAGTAGTTAATATTGGTATTACAAGTGTTCAAATTTCTAGACCACATGGCCAATTAGTCGGATCCGCAACGACTAGTTTTAACATAATCAGGCGAGTAACTCCTGGTGAAAATGGTCAGGTACTAGTATCCAGAGGAAAGGATCAATCTCCAATTTGGGATGATTCTGAGCCAAAGGTAGAAGAAACCAACTCATCCCAGGTTCACTATCCAACTTTTGTAGATGGCACCGGAAGAAAGCCTCTAAAAATAACGAGTGATGAACTATCCTTTATTCCTTCGTCCGGTAGATTTGGTTTAGGGACAACCAATCCACAGGCAAAATTAGATGTTGATGGTGATGTAAAGGTTTCAGAAGAATTAGACGTAACCGGGGCAACTACCTTAGGTTCAACATTAGACGTTGATGGAGACGTAAATTTAGGTGAGGATCTTAATGTTGTTGGTGTAACCACTTTAGGATCAACCCTGGACGTTTCTGGAGCGGTTGATTTTTCTTCTACTTTAGATGTTTCTGGAGCAGTTGACTTCAGTTCTACTTTAGACGTTGATGGTGAAACAACTCTTGGATCAACATTAGATGTTGATGGAGACGTAAATTTAGGTGAGGATCTTAATGTTGTTGGAATTACAACCCTAAGATCAACCCTGGACGTAATTGGAGACGTTGAATTTGATTCTAAGTTAGACGTATCCGGGGCGGTTGATTTTGATTCAACGCTGAATGTTGATGGTAAAACAACTCTTGGATCAACATTAGACGTTGATGGAGACGTAAATTTAGGCGAAGACCTCAATGTTGTTGGAATTACAACCCTAAGATCCACCTTAGACGTAATCGGGGCGGTCGAGTTTTCTTCGACCCTAGATGTTTCTGGTGATGTGGATTTTGGATCGGACCTAGATGTTGATGGCGATACTACTTCTATAAGATATTTTGGTGATGGTGTAAATCTTGTAGGCATCGTAACCAATTTAATTCCTGGAATTGGAATCGATTTATTACCGAATCAAACTCCTGGTAATAAAGGAGAAGTAAAAATTGAGTCTTATAAGCCAGTAGGAAAAACAATTTATGTGTCCCAGACTGGTAATGATAACAATACTGGACTTGCTGAAAACCATCCAAAAAGAACCATTAAGGCTGCGGCTACTGCGGCCATTTTTGGAGATACAATTAAGGTATTCCCTGGGGTATATGTAGAAGAAAATCCTATTGTATTAAAAAGAACCGTATCAGTAGAAGGCACTGAATTAAGAAACTGCGTAGTTACTCCGAAATATCCTTATCTAGATCTCTTCCACGTTAATAATGGCTGCCACCTTACTGATCTAAGTTATATTGGCCCATCAATGACCGATGGAGCGGCTGTTGTGGCACTCCAGCCATTACTTGGAACCGCAGTTGATAGATTCTTTGATGCTGCAAGACTAATAAGAACAAATCTTGATTACATTGCAAATGAGACGGTTGGTTTCCTAACTAGTGGTTTTAGTGGGTTTGCTGGTAATCATAAAGAACAAGATGGCGCGAGATTAATAGATTTAAACCTTAATTATATCGCGGCAGAAACTGTAGGATTTTTAACCACTGCATCACCAACCGGTTATGGATTTACCCTTTCTAGCGGGGATTATACCAATTGTAAAGAAGACGTCGTAAGTGTTTTCTCGGCAGTTTCTTATGATCTAAAGGCAAATAGCAATAAGAAATCAGTAGGAGCCGCACTTTCTTACTTTAATAGTTCTGGCGGGCTTATTCACATTACAGGTATTTCTACTCAACAAGCAACCATTGCCGCATTTAATTATGCAGTAGGTGTTGCCAAATCTGTAATTAATAATGTTACTCCACCCATTTCTTATCAGTCTGGTATTGGAAGTATTTCCCAGGTTATTGATCCTTCTGTTATTACTATACCAGGTGGATGTGTTGGTGTCGGAACAACTATTGCCCAACTAGTCGGAATTGTTACATCCGCAATTGGGGCCGGAAATACATCTGGACTCCCGGCCATTAGATTCGGTGTAACCCTTGAAAGTCAAGACTGTGCTGACGATATTAAGGATATTTGGAAATGTGTTATTCATGATATAACAAGAGGTGGTAATTCAAGATGTATTGATGCTGGTAAGGCATATTATGATAAAGACTGGAATTTAATTCCACAGATTCTGAAAAACCCAGGAGAAGTTGATCAAACAGTTGCCTCGGTTGATTATTCACTTAATGTAGCAAGAGCCGTTGTCAACAACTCAACCTGGGGTGGCTATCCAGATAGCCTGCCAATAAATGTTACTGGGGCCGTTTATGATAAAGTAAGTGGAATTACCACCATAACCGCAACCAATCATGGATTATCCACTAATGATGCGGTTAAAATTGTTGGTCTAGAATTTTCTTGCCCATCTGGTCCGCAAACTATTCTTTATCCTTCCGGTGCATTTGGATATATTTTCAATGTCCTTAAAAAAGTAAATAATAATTCTTTTGAGGTTGTTGTTGGTCAATCTACTCTTCCTCACACATATGTTACGGGCGGGACGGTTCAGAAATATGAAAGTTTTGCCCACGATACTTATCAGGTAAAGGACCTAGCCATACAAAAAGACCCCCTAACCGGATTTAATAATGCAATCAATGGATGCTCAAACGTTATTTCCGCGATGCATTCATGTGTTGGTGTTGTTACAAGCATTGTCGGTCTGGGCTCAGAAGCATTCTCTACTGTAGGAATAAAAACAACCTATCCAGGGAATTCTGGAATTGGTTTTACCTCAACAATTGGAATAACTTCTGCAATTTATGATGAAGAAACCGGTCGAACCACAATACTTGCTCCTGGTGTAAACGTTCTAGAAGGCGAGCACATTGAGTTAAGGGACCTAGAATTTAGCTGCAATTCTGGTGGGGGAATATCAACTCAAAAATTCCCATCAGGTAAGTATGGTTATGACTTCTTTATTGATAAAGTAAATATTGATGGATCCTTTGATGTTTATGTTGGTCCATCTACTCTTCCTCACACTTATGAGGGTAGTGGAATCATTGTTGATAGAACTGTTGCTGTAACCACGGCCATCTATAACAATGCAACCGGCATAACAACAATCAGGGCAGAGGGTCTAGAAATTGAAACAGGTGATCTGGTTAAAATTCGTGGCCTACAATTCTCTTGTCCAAGTGGCAGCGGGACAACGACCATTTATCCAACCGGAAACAACGGGTTTGAATTTAGAGTATTAGACATTGTTGTTGATAAACCATTTGGTATTACGACTGCTGTTTATAATAATATAACCGGTATAACAACAATAACCGCTCCTGGAATTGGTGTTTCATTTAATGACTTAGTTGAATTAAGAAACCTAGAATTTTCATGTACCAGTGGTGCGGCAACTACTACTTTATATCCAACCGGAAATAATGGCTATAAGTTTAGAGTATTAAGTTCTATTGGTTCTACCTTTACTGTAAATGTAGGCCCGTCAACCATTGCTCATACTTATGTTTCTGGTGGTGTTGCAATTGATAGGACTCTTACTTCTAACGACGAATTCACCATTAATGTTGGTGTATCAACAATACCACACAATTACGTCTCGGGTGGTATTGTTATTCCCCCATTTTCAAGAGGTGTCGGTCCAATTACACAGGGTCCTTATGTAAGGAACTGTACTAATTTCATACCAAATTCTATTGGTATGAAAGTCGATGGTTTTGATGCTGAACCGGGCGACAAAGACGATATTGGTGTAACAGGAACCATGAGCGTCGATTCTTATACCCAATATAATCAAGGTGGTATTGGTGTTTCTATTACAAATGGGGCCTATTCCCAGCTAGTGTCTATCTTTACTATCTGTGACGATATTGCAATATTTACGGGTTCAGGTGGTCAGTGTGACATTACCAACTCAAATAGCTCTTTTGGTAATCTTGGTCTCGTTTCTGATGGGGTTGGCGACATAAACACCAAGTCCATTTATAGATACACTGGGATTGCAAATACGGCCCTTTCCGAGCAGAATATTATTGAGGTTTCTGGTATAGGAGCCCTTAGACCTTATGATGGTCAGGCACTGTATTTTGGTGAGCTATTTTATGAGGTAAGGGGAGTAACAATAGTCAATGGTGGTTCTGGTTATACTCAGCCACCAAGAGTGACAATTGATTTCCCAACCGGACCAAATGGTATTAGGGCCGAGGCAACATCGGCTATTGATTCTTCTGGAAGAGTTTCTTCTATTGATATTATCAGTAATGGTAGCCAGTATAAAATTTCTGACAGACCAACTATTACTATAGATCCCCCAACAAATCCGGGATCCACTGCCACTGCAAAACTTGAATTTTATCCTCTTTATTACACTATTGAATCTGCAACATTACCAAGTGCCGGTATTTCTACTATTACATTAAACACCAATTTAAACAATAATATAAGTCTTGGAACGACAGTTTATTTTAATCGTATAAGTCTACAAATTGTTTCTTCTCATTCATTTGAATGGGTCGGTTCTGGTAATGATATAAATAAAGCAAAGCCCGCTCTTGGTGGTGTTGTTAAAACAGAAAATGAGGTGGTTAAGTTAAATGGTGGTGAGGTGTTTTATACAAGCACCGATCAGGCAGGTAACTTTAAAATCGGTGATGACCTGACTATCAACCAATTAACCGGAACAGTCACGGGCCGAGCATTTAACCAAAGTATTTTAAACAACGTAACCCCACTAATCATCGCTCTAGGAAGATAAAATCATGGCAGCAGTAGCACTTAACAAATTTAGAACAATTCGTTCAACTGTCGGTATTGCCGAAACCACAATTTACACCTGTCCTGTGGGTGTCGCCGCAATTGTTATCTTGGCCCAGGTAACAAATGTGACCTCGGATACCACTTCCCAAGTAACCGCAATTCATTCAAGACCCGGAGAAAGCCCTGCTGATTTTAAATTTTCAAATGGA